CATATCAAGGTGCCGAAGCTGGCGAAACGATGATGGTGGGTGGTCAGAACAAGGGATTCAACCCCATCAAACTTCACTGGTCTTTACACCCCGATAGAGATGAAGCATGGGCAAGAAGCGAGCAACGGTCTTTAGGTGATCAAGCTTTTGCGCAGGAATATGACTGTGACTTTATACAATCGGGTAACAATGTTGTCTCTCTCAAGTCACTTGAATGGTATTCAATGCACCCCACCGAGCAAGAAATAGCTGACGATGGACATAGACCTTACCTAAGAGAGCCAGAAGAAAAAACTTGGATGGATAAAAACCTTTGGATATGGAAGTATCCAGACTATAGTAAAAAATATATCCTATCCGCTGACGTTGCTCGTGGAGATGGAAATGATTACTCTGCTTTTCATGTTATTGATGTCGAAAATTATGAGCAAGTTGCGGAGTATAAAGGAAAACTAAATACTGATATTTTTGCCCATCTTATACAAAACACTGCTGTCCAATATAATAACGCATACTGTGTAGTAGAAAACATGGCAATGGGCCACCATGTAGTTATGAAACTTATTGAAATGGAATATAAGAATTTATACTGGACTGTAAAAGACCTTACTAAGTTGCATGAAGGCAATTATGACCAAATGCACTACGACCCCTACAACATACCAAAGAATGCAGTGCCTGGATTTACTACTTCAGCAAAGACCAGACCTGCAGCAGTAGCTCGTCTAGAAGAAGATTTGAGACTACACGATTTTATTCTTCATTCAAAAAGAACAATCAACGAATTAGAAACTTTTATTTTTCACAATGGCAAACCAGAAGCTCAAGATAATTATAACGATGACCTTATTATGTCTTTGGCTATTGGCATGTATGTAAGAGCCACGACATTAAAAATACACGGCAACGACAGAGAATTTACAGAAGCAATGATGAATGGTTGGGGCTACGAGCAAAAGCCTTTCAACTCAATAGTTAGGGATGATAATAAAGAAAACCAATATACAATGAAATTACCAGATGGGAGCACAGAAAGCTTTAGATGGTTATTTTAAAACCTGTTACTAACAAAAGAGAAGGTTTATGGCTAACAAAGAAGATCGTAGTGAATGGAGTGATTACGAAAAGCTGGTTCTAAATGAGCTGGAAAGACACAACAATCTCATTGAGCATATTCGTAAAGACGTTGGATTCATATATTCTGAAATAGCAGGTTTAAAAGTTAAATCTGGTCTTTGGGGAATGGTAGGAGCGGCAATACCAATCGGCTTAGCTGTCGCTTTAAAGTTTATAGAGTAGAGGTAAAAAATGGCTGATAAATTCAAAATACTAAGAAGTTTATTACAAGGTAATAGTGCTAAGTACAAGATACCTACTGAAAGACCAACTTTATCTTTACAGAGACAAGCTTTCGATAGTTTCTATAAAGCTGCTAATACAATGTATCAAAATCAGTTGCGTGGTGCTACTGAAAGATTAGAGCGTATCCAAGATTACGATGAGATGGATATGGTGCCAGAAATTTCTAAAGCACTTGATATTATGGCAGACGATTCTCTTACATATAGTGAGAATGGAAACATACTTGAAATTGTTACAGACGATGCACGCATTAAAGATACATTAGAAGAGTTATATTACCAAATTCTAGATGTTGATTTTCACTTGTGGCATTGGGTAAGAAACCTATGTAAGTATGGTGACCATTTCAATCTACTTGATTTGGTTGCTGGTGAAGGTGTGTTGGGTGCTTTGGAATTGCCAGTTGCCGAAATAGAAAGAGAAGAGGGTTTTGATGATAATCCAAATAGTTTAAGATTTAAGTGGTCTGCTTCTCATGGTGGTGCAGATTATTTTGAAAACTATCAAGTATCACATATGAGAATACTTGGCGAGGATAAGTTTCTACCTTATGGCAAAAGTGTTTTAGATCCAGGTCGTAAACTTTATAAGCAGTTAATCATGGCGGAAGATGCTATGTTGATTTACCGAATCACCAGAGCACCAGAACGTAGAGTTTTCTATATTGATGTTGCAAACATTCCACCAAAAGATGTTGACTCTTTTATTCAACGAGCAAGAGACTCACTAAAGAGAACAACTAATGTAAATTCTTCTGGACAAATTGACGCAAGGTTTAATCCAGAATCTATATTGGAAGATTTCTTTATTCCTCAACGAGGCGATAGATCGTCAAGAATAGAGACATTGCCTGGCGGTGATAACGCTTCAGCTATTGAAGACATACAGTATCTACAAAACAAGTTGTTTATTGCTCTTGGCGTTCCTAAGTCATATCTTACGGCAGAGGAAGACCTATCTGGTAAGAGCACATTAGCTCAAGAGGATATAAAGTTTGCCCGCACTATACAAAGACTTCAAAAGATTGTCATTAGTGAGCTGGCAAAGATTGGCCTTATTCACTTGCACCTAAAAGGTTTTGATGAAAGAGACATTTACAATTTCGATTTGAAACTGACCAACCCATCATCTGTAACAGAGTTGATGCAGTTAGAGCTTATTGAAAAGAGACTTGAAATTGCAGAGAAGATGGTTGAAAGTGGTTTGTATACAAAAGAATATGCACAACGCGAAATTCTCAAAATATCCGATTCTGAAATAGCAAACTTCAAATTAATTTTCCCAACGGAAGCTTTTCATGCCAGTAAATTGGAGCAAATAAGAAATGGTGAGCTACAACCACAAGCACCTGCTGAAGAGGGTGGCGAAGAAGGCGAAGAAGATTCTGAACAATCAGAAGCAAGATCTATATCTGATAGCGAAAACGCCGAAGATAGAGTTGCTTTTCCTTACGATCCAACAGGCACAAAACACCTAAAAGGTTATCCCGACTTGGAAAGTAGCATTAATGGTCAAAGCGATACCATATTCAATGGTGAAGAAGACGATAATATGTTGGCAAGAAAGAAGAAGCAACGTAATAGAAATATTTTCAACAATACGATTAGTGACATAAAGAAACATGATAGGCATTTTGAAGATGCTGTGAGTAACCTGAATAGAGATTCTGCTAATGGTGTAATTGCCGAATCAAAACTAAAAGATACAAAATTTGTAAACAAAAATGGTAATAGCGTAGAATAAAAGTATATTTATAGTTAGGACAACTTATAAGGGGTAGCTACATGAAGCACAACAAGTATAAAAATGTTGGGGTTATATATGAAGCTCTTTGCACAGCTGTGTTAAAAGAAGTTGGTGAGAGCAACAACAAAAAGGCCAAGATGTATATGTCATTGGTCAAAAAATATTTTATAAACGAAGGTGATTTACAAAGAGCTTGGAAAGTTTACAATCAACTTTTGTATAGTGAAACTGTGAATTACTTTTACGCAGATCGTTTTGTTGGATATTTGTTAAAAGAATACAAGTCAATAGACCAAAAATCTATTAGCAAAAGTATAGACTCTCTGTTTGAAGATGTGTCAAAGTTTTCAAACAAAAAGAATCTAATGAAGACAAAAACCCCTAATTATAAATTGTTTGCTAGTTTTAATATATTAGCTGAGCAAGATGATGTTACATCTTCTGAAAAAATTACCTGTGAAAGAACTTTATCCGAGCATCTAATTGACAATAAAGAAGCCATAAGAATCAGAGATTCTAAAACAGTAAGGGAGGTGATCCCAGAGCACGTAGAAATCGACAGCGAAACTAAACAGCTGGCGGATGTTTTGGCAATAAATATTTTCAAAGAGCGTTACAATAACAAACTCAATGAAGATCAGAAGGAATTACTAGTCAAGTATATTACATCTAGTAATAATAAATCATTTGATAGATGGATAAAGAATAAATCACAAAGTTTGATAGAAGATATTGATGTCTTTGTTAACACAAACTTTAAATCTGTAGACACAGAAACTCGCGAGAAATTATATTTAGTAAGTGAGAAGCTAAAGAATATGACTTCACAAAAAACAATTAGTGAACAAGATTTGACAACAATGCTTCTCTCTCTGCAGATTAAAGATTATGTTACAATGTTCAGCTAATAAACCTATAGGAGAAAATTGATGGCGAAACAAATTATGGACCTATATACAGACGGTAATTACCCTCCCACAACTCATACACCAAGATATGCAGCTGGTGGTAATGCTTTTCATAATAACCTTTACAAGGCACCCAATAACTACAATACAAATGCGGGTAACCTAGACACCAGAAGTGGTCAGAATGTTTATGGAAGCCCAAGGGCTACAGATGTTCGTGGTAATTCAAAGCCAGTAATAAATACTGTAACTTATGAGTAGTATCGAAGAAACAAGTTCTGTAGGAGCCGTAGCGGGTCATATTGGCCCGCTACGCACTCCAC